TAGTCTAACTGTGGGTAGAGATTACCATAAGGCAGTGCCATGGTGGGATCGTATTGCTGTCATAAATAAGTTGTATGATGAAGGTCATGATATCACTTACTTTACCGCTAGAGGTATGGGTCGATTCGGTGATGATCCAGATGCAAGCATGAAAGCATCGGCTCTATTATTTGATCTTACAGAACAACAACTTAAAGGTTGGGGATGTAAATATCACACTCTGATCTTAGGTAAACCACATGCTGATTTCTTTATTGATGACAAAGGAGTGAATTCTGATGAGTTCTTTAGGACGAAGTAGAAGACCTCGTAATGCTCGTGCGGCAGAACCTATCAAGTATGTGCCGAAGGGATGGGGATATGAAAAATGGATTGCAAATTGTGAGAAGTACTGTGGTAAACTTTTGTTTATTGCAAAAGATAAACAGTGTTCATGGCACTATCATAAATTAAAAGACGAAGTATTTTTTGTGCAAAGTGGAAAGATAAAACTTTTTCATGGATGGGAGGATGATATAGAAAAAGCAGAGATAACAATACTTAGAAGAGGAGATAAGTTTCATGTGCCTATCGGTCTAAAGCATCGTATGTTTGCACTAGAAGATACTGAACTATTTGAATTCAGTACAGAACATATGGATTCTGATTCTCATAGAATCATGCCTGGAGATACGATTTAACTTCTGCATAATCATGTGGATACCATGAGGTATCTGCACATGTATATTCTTGATACTTACCTTCTAGATGTTTGGGGAAGGGGATTACTTCAATCTCCGCCCCTTCTTTTTTGGCAATCAATTCCGCAATCTCAAGAAATGAGATAGGATTGCCAGTCCCAACATCATAGATGCCGCTCCCTGCCGTATTATCTAGGACAACATCCACTACATCTTCTACCCATACAAAATCTCTAAAGGCATATTCAGACTCCTCAAAGATTTTAATTACTTTATTTTGTTTTGCTTGTAAAGTAAATTTACTGATTGGACTTGCTTGATCTCCTTTATGTTCCTCACCATCTCCATATACATTAAAGTATCTGAATCCCTGCACTTGTTCAAACCTATCCATATTATCCATGACCCAATAATCTACAGTTGCTTTTGATAGTGCATAGAAATTTAGTGGATTGATGGTCTTTTTTAAATATCCATATTCACTATGAATCTTACCATATACCGATGCAGATGAGGCATATTTGACTGGGATAGAATATTCTATTGCTTTCTCAAATAGACCAATAGAAAACTCTACGTTATACTTGTGAATCTTATTTACATCTGTTTCTACTGTACTTGATATGGCTCCCTGATGTAGAATCATTTCTACCTCATCCCATTTATCATATTGATTTAAAAAATCAAAAGCACCACTTTGTTCAACCCTATACAGATTTTCTGGATCAAGCCTCTTTTTAAATGCTTGACCTATAAAACCTTGATAACCTGTGAGAATAATCATAATTTAAACAAAATTAAAAGATGGGAAATGTAGAGGTATAAAGAATGTTTGAACTAATCTGTAAAGATCATCTTCAAAAAATCCTGGCTTATCATATGCACCGTGAAGAATATTATCAGGATACATAATCATTCTATTGTATTTCATTTCTGCTAAGTGTATTAACTCCCATGGCCCCACACTATCACTAACAAATTCATTATCCCAGATTCCACTCTGTAAAGGATTAACTTGTTGCCCTTTATATGTATAAAACCCAGTGCCACCGTTACATTCCTCATCTTTGTTTAGATACATCAATCCAGCCCACCCTCTACCCTTAGTTTCTGGTGGATAATCTACATGAGGTATCTTGACTCTATCCTTTGATTGAGTTACGTTGACAGAAAATGGAATATTTAAACATGCTTGATCAAATTGGGGATCTTCTTTTATTGTAAGTGAATATACATTTTTTGCAATCTGTTTAAATATATCATGCATATGATCTAAGTTCATATTCATATCTACTCTAAGTCCAGGCACTCCTCCACATATTCTGGGATTGTTTGTAGGTGGACATCTCAGTGCTAGATTCCTTACCTTGTCTGGGTTTTGGTAAAAATTGTCAACATAAACTATGGGAAGTTCTTGCCACCCCATGAGTTCTACTCTTGCTTCTAAATCATCATTAAGTGCAAAGGTTTTTTCTTCATTGATAAAATACTTTTTCATATAACTAAATACTTCGGAGAACTAATGTGGAGAGGTTGTGGCAAAACCTAATAGTAAAGACGGTTTGAAAGAATACGCTCTTAGAAAACTTGGAAAACCAGTTCTGGAGATTAATGTTGACGACGATCAAATCGACGACTTGATTGATGATGCCATTCAGTTGTTTCATGAGAGACATGGAGAAGGTATTGATAGAGTATTTCTGAAGCATAAACTTACTGCTGCTGAGAAAGAGAAGATGCTTGATGTGCAAGCAACAACCACTGCAACTAGTACAGCAGGGGGACTTACTTCTGCGGATTATACTGAGGGTGCAAACTATTTGCCTCTACCTGATAGTATAATAGGAGTTCAGAAAGTATTCAAAGCTGATTCTTCAACCATATCGGCAGGGATGTTTAACATCAAATATCAGATCTTCCTTAATGATTTATACTACTACGGAGCAATCGATTTACTTAACTATGGTATGGTTAAGTCATATCTAGAAACTCTAGATTACATGCTCAATCCCGATGTTCAAGTAAGATTCAACAAGAAGAATAGTAGATTATACATGGATTTGAATATAAAGGAACTTACAGATGACCATTTCCTAATCATAGATTGTTTTAGGATCGTAGATCCTCAGAGTGAAACTGCTGTGTATAATGATCACTGGCTTAAACAGTATACCACATCTTTAATAAAAAGACAATGGGGACAAAACCTTATTAAGTTTACTGGTGTGAAATTGCCTGGCGGGTTAGAACTTAATGGTAGACAGATATATGACGATGCTGTCATGGAGTTGGAAAAACTCGATGAGAAGTTAATGCAAGAATATGCAATGCCACCACTAGACTTTATTGGATAATGCCTTTATCACCTTTCTTTTTAAATGGATCTCCAAGTGAACAAAGACTAGTTCAAGACTTGGTGAACGAACATCTTCAATTATTTGGACAAGATATTCTATATCTTCCTAGAAAAATTGTTGATAGAAACACTGTGATAAGAGAGATTACAGCGTCCAAGTTTGACGATAGTTTCAGATTAGAAGCATATCTAGTCAACGTAGATGGATTTGGAACTCCTTCTGATGTGTTGACTAAATTTGGTGTCAGGGATCAGGATGAAGTAACTTTAGTGGTATCTAAAGAAAGGTATGATGATTTTATAACACCATTCTTAAAAAACTATCCAGCAGAGGAAAGATTAAATGCCGCAACTCCTAACGAAGGTGATTTAATATATCTACCATTGGACAATGCTTTATTTGAAATCAAATATATTGAGAGAAAAGTTCCATTCTACCAAGTAAATGAACTTTTCATGTACGAGTTTAGATGTGAAATATATGAACCTGAGTCTAGTGAAGTTGTTGATCTTCCTGATATGTTAACAGATAAGGAGGGAGTAGATGTAGAGGCAGTAAACACAATTGGACAGACTATAACTCTCCAGATGGAAAAAGATACGTCAGAGAATGCTATTGCATATGTATCACTTGCATCCTCATTTGCTGGAGTTAAATCTGTACAACGTGTCCCCATGTTCCATGGCGGTAATTATAAAGGAACTCCTACTGTAACTATACACAAACCAAATACAGGAAATACAGCTACTGGTACAGTAACTATTGCTGAGGGAGGTATAGACACCGTAACCTTAACTTCTGGTGGATCGAATTATCTAAACATACCATCTGTTAGTTTTACACCACCAAATCTACCCACATCATCTCAGATAAAGTTTGGTAATAATTCACTACATCACACCACAATATCAGATGTTATCGGTGCTAACTTTGCATTTACTAGTAACGTAGACTCTAGAGATAGTGGTAATGGTAGACTATCACTAAGTTTTTGGTTGTATCCTACTAAGTTTGATCCAGCAACTAATGGTGGAACAGTCATGTGGACTGATAGATTTAAAATATATTATAGAGAGACAGGTAACATAGTATTTGCTTCTGGTTCTGGATCTATCGAAAATACCACACAACTCAATCTAAATGCTTGGAACTTTATCAGAGTAGAACAATATAATACTGATGCAACTATATCTGTAAACGGAACTGTAAGTAACAGTCTTAACACAGCAAACCCAATTTTGTTCTTTGCTGGTGATAACCTGAAGCTTGGTGCTGATGCTTCAGGACAAGGTTTTATTCCATCTCAAACTGCATCATGGGAAGGTTATATGGATCATATAACTCTTAACTTAACTGGTGACAACTCAACAAGAACTGCCAGTGCAGAACTAGTTCCGACATCAGAAACACAACAAGAGACTGACGTACAAACATCAACCACTGCACAGTTTATTCGTAAACTAGACAATGAACATCCAGTAATCAGTGTCACAACTAATGCATCAAGAGAAGTATCTGCATTATCAATAGTGTATGAAGGATGGGGTTACACTTCTATCCCTATAATGACTGTGGATTCACCATTGACAGGAACTCAAGCTACTGCTGTTGCTATTATGACAAGTAGATCTGGTGTTCCAAATCAGTCAGTAGATAGAATATTATTAACAAATCCAGGCACAGGATATACAACACCACCAACTGTGGTATTTACTGGTGGTTCACCTACATCTGTGGCTATTGCAACTGCTGTAATTTCTGAAGCTGTATTAGGGCCTATAGGAATTACGACTGGTGGTTTAGGATATACATTTACACCTACAGTTGGTATTACCTCTGTATACATACAACAATCAAATGAAACTATACCTTTACTCATGAACGCACAGGCAGAGGCTGTTGTAAGTTCAGCTGGAACTGTATCTCAAATCATGTATAGTAATGCTGGTGCTGGTTACACTAATACAGCTGCAACAGTTTCTATATCTTCTGTAACATCTAATTCGTATGGAGAATATGCACAAGACGAATTGATTAGAGGATTAACAAGTGGAACACAGGCATATGTGGCTTATTGGAATACTGCCGATAATATTCTTAAAGTAGGAGAACCTACTGGAGATTTCCAAATAGGAGAGATCATTGTTGGTGCAGCTTCCAGTTATAGACTGTTATCTGTAGACGATGAATTTAATATTGGATTCTCTGGGAATGAAGAAATCGAGTCTGAAGCAGACGAGATTGTAGACTTCTCAGAAATAAATCCGTTTGGGGAATTCTAAATAGTTTCATAAGGTGGTAATATTATGTTAACAAATCATTTCTATCATGAGATCATTCGTAAGACAATTGTGTCTTTCGGAACCTTGTTTAATAACATTGAGATCCAACATAAAGATAATAGTGGTAATGCTGTCAGTGTTATCAAAGTTCCTATATCATATGGCCCTCAACAAAAATTCTTAGCAAGAGTAGCACAGGGTAGAGAATATCAAGATGGTGTAGGTACAACATTGACTTTACCTAGAATGTCTTTTGAAGTCATGGGTATGAATTATGATGCAACTAGAAAGGTGTCTACAATGCAGACCTTTAAGTCTGTAAACAAAAGTACAAACAAAATGGTAAAGGCTTTCATGCCCGTGCCTTACAATATTAATATGCAACTTAGCATCCTTGCAAAATTAAATGAGGATGCAATTCAAATTTTAGAACAGATACTACCATATTTTCAACCAGCATTTAATCTTACAATAGATTTGGTCAATATAATAGGTGAGAAGAGAGACATGCCAATCACTCTGGAGGGAATCCAGATGGAAGATAACTACGAAGGTGATTTCTTAGAAAGAAGAGCATTAGTATATACGTTAAACTTCACATGTAAGACATATCTATTTGGCCCTATCAACAATAGCAGTGAAGGATTGATTAAGAAAGTCAAGACAGATTATGTTACAGACACTGGCAACACAATGACTGCATCAAGACAGGTAAGATATACCACTACACCAGTAGCAGTAAAAGATTATACTAATGATAGTCAAGTAAAAACAAGTGAGGCGTTTGATGCAATCAAGACTGAGTTTAATGTAAACAGTGCCGCCACACTTAGAAGAGGAGATTATATACAAATAGATGAAGAGAAGATGTTGATTAGTTCCATAACTGGTAATAGAGTAAAAGTAAAACGTGGACAATATAGAAGTGTAATCAAACCACATGATACCGAGGTAGCTGTAAATAGAATCACCATACAAGATAATGTCAAAGTGGTTGAGGGTGATGACTTTGGATTTGGTGTAGATGCCTTTATCAGTGAAGATGGTTCTATCTATAGTAGTAGTCAAGGAAAGGATTCTGACTTATGATTGAAGACGAAACATTTGATGAAATAGATGAAACTCTAGACATCGATAGAGGTGCTGAGATTATGAAAGCACCTGTCAATAAACCTACAAGGACTAACCCTAAAAATGTGAAGTCTGGAAAGGAAGATGTTACAAAAGACTATGAGTATAGTAGAGCTCAGTTATATTCTTTAGTTGAGAAAGGTCAAGAAGCAGTTGATGGTGCATTAGATGTGGCACAACAATCTGATTCTGCAAGAGCGTATGAAGTTGCTGGTCAATTAATAAAACACGTTGCAGATACAGCAGACAAACTAATTGACTTACAAAAGAAAATGAAAGATATTGATGAAGTGAAAGATAGTAAGACAACCAATGTCACTAATAATTCATTATTTGTTGGAAGCACATCTGAATTACAAAAGATGTTGAAACAAACTATGAAAGACAAAGATAAATAATGGCATGAAATCATTCAGAACACTAAGAGAAGAAAACTGGAAAAGACTGAATAAGTATGGTGCTACATATAGTATCACATTTATATTCAGAGGCCAGACTAAAATGATTCAAATGTTCTTTCCTCAGAGGGCAAGGCCTTTGAAGAAGAATGTTCAATACGAATTAGAAAAAGTTTATCCAGGCGGAAAAGTAATATATTTTGATGCTAGTGACAAAGATCCAACAAAACCTTTATTAGTAATTGACCCCTGATAGATCATGGTACAGCATGAACAATACCTTGGAAACCCTAATCTAAAAAAAGCAAATGTTGCTCAGAACTTTACAAAGAAACAAGTTACTGAGTTTTTAAAGTGCGCTCAAGACCCTGTGTATTTTGCACAGAAGTATGTGAAAATCATTA